TTTTACAGTTTCAGAAGCATTAATTGCATCAGTATGTTGCTGATTATTTTTTGGAAATGCAATACCTACCATCCAATCATGAATTTCACGATAGTTTGACAAATCTTCATTTACCATGAACGAGAGCTCTAAATCTGAAAAATCTAAAGTATCACCCATAAATGCAATAGATTTAAAACGAGTATTAATAGACGCATCACCAGAAAAAGTAATGCCTGGAATATTAACTCTTGTCACAAAATACTCTACATTAGGAACTTTCAAAAGATTGAACCTAAACTGAGTAGGATGTGCAAAATCAAGATTTTCTGGTTGTCTGCTTAGTGGATTAAATTCTACCATAATTTTTTCCTTTTCTCACACTATTTATAACGCCCATAAAAAAAGGGAGAACCCGAAGGTTCTCCCAAAGTTTTTTACTAAGTTTCTTATTATAAACCAGATTACATTAGGTTTGTAACTTGAACTCTTCTGTAGTATACGTTGTCGTTTGCAGTGATAACACCACCACGAGCAGTCGCACCACCAGCAAATGGATTTGCAGTCATGCCGTAGCGTGTCTTGAATCCAATTTTTGGTTGGAAAGTATTTTCACCAACCGCACGAACCATCTGTAGTGGAACGTATGGGCAGTAGAAAAGACCTGCGTCATAAGGAGATGTTCCCTTATAACCTACTACGAAGAACTGTTTGTCAGCGGCATTCGCAGAATATGGGTCGATGTATACTTTGTATCTACCGTTAAGAACACCAGCAAATGTGTTACCAGCGTCATCAACTGTTAGGTTGTTGTTAAGAGCAGGCGAAGTATCAAGAACACCAGCCATTTGAAGTGCAGATGCAACATCAGATGAACAGATGATTACGTTACCTTTTCCTCTACGAGTCTGTTGAGCAATTACGTTTGCTTCTCTCTCAACTTGGAACATAAGTCCTTTGAACTTCTCAACACTCCAACGTCCGTTTGAGTCAACGTCCATGTCGAAGATACCAGTAGCAGCAGTATCGTTCTGAGCACCGACTTTAGCGGATGTGTAGATTGTTCTGATAACTTCACGGTTAATTTCGTTAAGAATTTCAGAAGAAAGGATGTTTGCAAGTTCTGTCTCAGCGTCCAAACCATGAATCGCCTTGAGGTCTTGTGCAAGTTCCATTGTGTATTCTGCCTTTAGGGCACGAGATTTCGCCTCAACTGACTGCTTCTCGATTGAGAACGCCATTTCAGCAAAACTGTTACCAGCAGAATCACCAAGTGCTTCAGCAGCACCTGTAGTCATACCAGCACCGTTAGTGTAAGTGCCAGGTGTGCCATCGTTAAGAACAGCAGGGTTAGTTCCTACTTGAGCGCCAGTTCCAGAGAAATCTGTATCAGCCTCGTTGTAGAATGTTTCAGTGCCATTTTGGGCAGTGTAACGTGAACGCATTGCGAAAATCAAACCTGTTGGGCCAGTCATTGGTTGAACACCAGCGACATCATACGCAATTAGGTTTGGCATTGCTCTACGGACTAGTGAAATTAGGATCGGATCCCAATTCTGGACACTAGAACCAGTAGCGTTAGTTGGTGCAGCTTCGCCGAGGAATCCTCTGTCTTCACGAAGTGCTTTTTCTTGGTTTTCTAGGATAACAGTGGTTACAGCCTTGCGATAAGAATCTTTGATCGGATTAAGATCATTGTGTTCTAGGACTGGCTGCCACTTTTCCTGTAGATGTTCTGTTTGGAACATTGTAGTTTCTCCTTATTGAGTTTTTCTAATAATATTTATAAAAAGTTCAGTTTTCACTTTACTTCTCATTAGCTCGCTTTACATTTTTACTGATTGCAGCCATGTAAGCGGACATTGCACCAGTTGTATCGAAGGCATCTGAACCATCTGATTCAGAGTCTACAGATTCAGCGATAGTGGTTGCCTTTGGAAAATAACTTTCCTTAAGCGTGTCGAGTTTACTTCTGAAAGAACCTTCATCTGTAAAATCTACGTCTTCTGCAAGAGACTTAAACTTCTCTACCTCTGTATCAGCGAGGTCAGAAGCAACTTCTGCAAAAACACTCTCACGAACCAATTGGTCATTCTGCTTCTTAATCGCAGCAGTCTTTTCAATCTGTTCATTGAGTTTAGACTCTAGTTCGTCAATCTTTTCAGACTGAGTTCCTAGAATATCATACTTCTCATCTGGAACATCAATATAATGTTCTTCAAAAAGTGATTTAAGACCTGAAATGAAATCTTCAGCAATCTCGCCTTTGAGACCTCTTTCGATTGCAATTTCGTTCTCTTTCATCCACTCTTCTACGACATAGTTCATGTAGTTGTCAACTTTTTCAGTCAACTCATCACGAACTCTGTTGATTTCTTCAGCGATTTCTTGAGTTTTTGACTCCTCAATTCTTTCGACTTCAGAACGAAGTTTAGATTTAACAGCAGCTTCAAAAATTGTAGCAGCCTTGTCTTTAAATTCTTCAGTAAGTTCCTCACCCTCTACGAGAGCAGTAACGTCTTCAGAAACATCTACAGATGCAAGACGCTCATCAAGAGTAGATTCGTCAACTTCTGACTTCTCTTCTTCTTCATGTGTTGAGTCTTTCATCATAGCACCGTATGCGGCCTGAATGTCTGTGGCTTTCATCTTTTCCATTGTTTTGATTTTCTCATACATGGCGTTGATCATTTCTGCCTTAGTCATCTTGCCTTCTTCTAGTTCCTCACCATCGTGATCTACTTGATCACCAGCAGCAAGGGGTTCTTTGATTTTAGTAGCAGACGGTTCACCGCCCTCTTCTCCAGCAGCACCTTTTTGCTGAGGATCACCAGAAACCTTTTTTGCTTTTGCCGCATTGTTATGCGAAGCAGATTTCTCTTCTGGTGTATCAGCACCGGCACCACCCAAGTCTTGGACTTCACCCTCTACTTTATCCATTGAATCGCCTTTAGCAGCACCCTTTGTTGGGGCGTCCTGTGCAGCTTCTTCAAGCTCCGCAGCAACTTCTGCTTCCAGTTCCTCAATTGTCTTGTCTAGATCTGACATTGGGATTTTCTCCTTGGTTTGTTATCTTAACATATTTATAATGATTAAATCTTTGACAAAAACTTTGCAAACGCAAGTGCGGAAACATTAGCGTTTCTACGTCTTACATTTTCATTGATTTCGTCTTTGATGTTTTGAATCTCCACTTCTTTAAGTAGACCATTATCCCAAACCCACTCTTTACCTTCCATAATACCTTCAACGAAGGCTTGAGGTGCAGAAGGGTCTGCAACAATATCTGCCGCAGTGGCAAGATAAAAATCATCTTTCACATAATTTGCACCACTCTTAGACTCAATAGAACCCATACCTCTTGAAGAGACACCAAGTTTACCACCATCTTTGATTAGTGCTTTCGCAATTTCCCCCATTGGAGTTGAGAGCAGTTTCGCCTCACCAATAAAGTTCTTTCCATCCGCTTCCAGTTTTGTAATCATATGCGATACCCTGTCAAGATTGACAGTGGGGCCTTCTGGATGACCCAGTTCCCCAAACGCACGACCTTCAGCAACAAATTCTTTATTATAACGTGCAACTTCTTTTGTCAACACGTTCATTGGGTAGACACGACCATTACGGTTTTTCATGTCTGCCTGCATGAAGATTCCACGAATCTTCATTTCTTTACCACCACCGTCTTTTTCTTCAGTGATGTATTCTACTTCTTGTATCTGTTCTGCAATAAGTTTCATATCTTAATACCCCGCATTCGTGATTGCTGTTCCCTTGAGGGTTGATGCACCACGAAGTCCTTCACCAGTATTCATGTGAATTACGATACCAGCACCAGCACCAACATAAATTGTGCCAATGTCACCATCGTCTGCGGCATTACGAACCGTCACTACTTGTGCAGAACCAGTGTTAAATACCCACACCGCAGCGTCATCTACAAATTTTGTAGTTCCAGTTGCGAGGTCGGTTGCTGTTCCTTTTACTTGCATCTTCTTATCCTTATAATACCGTTAATACTTCACTCTCAAAATAATCCATAAGTTTGTTTTGCGGAACTTTGAACTCTTTTGAGACTTTTGTAATAGTTTTGTCAAAAGTATTTAGGAAATCTGAAGGTTTAGTTTCCATTTCCTTGAAAATAGCGTCAACAGCATTCTTCATCTTAGGAGATAATTTCTTATACTCCTTAGACATCTTATGCTCATCCTTTTCTGGCAACTCTTTTTTGAGTTGAGAAACAGTCTTAGTCACTATCTTCTTCTACCTCTGGAATATGGTGAGTTACAAATGTTTTTGCAACTTCTTGTCTTTTCATCTCTAGTGCGTCACCAACTCTTACAGCAAGTGCATTATTGAAGTGACCCTCTGCTTCTAGATTATCACCTCTCGCAATAGAGTCAACAAAGTCTTTTACTGCGTCCATTATTTATCTCCTTGTTTTGGATCGTTTTGTGCGAACATACCATCATCCTGGCCCATTGGGTCAGCACCC